ACCTAAGACAGAAAAAGTAGCAACTTCAAGACTTGGTTTTATCCAAGCGGAAATAGTATATGTTTTTCTATTTGAGGCTGAGGATGGGGTTCTGTTTAAATATGAACTGTCTGCCTGATTCCCTCGTAGGCTCTGGTCAATGGTGTAGCCAGCACCAGCACCTTGTGCTGAAGCCCCTGCCAGAATGTTTGAACCGATTACGCTCATGCGACCGCCAGAGTTGCTACTGCGTGGATTTCAGTTGTGGATTTCACGACATAATCAATACGATCAATCGCGGAAGCAGTCGTGGTCAAGACCGGAGCCGTACCGCCTGCGAACTTCCAGTAGGAACCATACGCGAGCGTGCGGCTGCCAGTTCCATCCTGCGTGATAAAGATCGAGCCGGATTGTCCAGCGGTCAGGTTGCTCGGGTTCGCAAGAGTGCGGTTTCCGCCAAGCGTCACGCTGAAGTTGTTGGAATCGTTGAAGTCCGGCGTGATGGTTGCGCCATCGCTCAGGGCCGTGATCTCACCGCGCTGACCTTTCGTGAAGGTTTGAGCCGTGTCGAGATCGGCGTGGCCGAGTGCTGCGGAAGTCAAATCACCAGCTTCAATCCATGCAGAATCGGCAGCGTTTCGGATTTTCAGCAGGCCATTCGCCGTATCTGCCCACCACATATACGCGTAAGTGGTCGCAGGCTCGGTTGCGCTTGAGTTGTTGGAAACAATCGCCGCCAGCGCATTGTTTATATCTGCGCGAACGGTAGCACCGTCAGCATTGGCGATGGAATAGTCATGCGTTGCCATATCAAATCTCCGAAGCGGTGACGCTTAATTCAGACACCCGAATATTATACGCGGGATCGTTGACACTCAATTCAGCCTTGAACTCAAAGGCTCGGTGTCGGTATTCGTTGACGGTCAGTAATTCCCAGCCAGACCATGTTGGGCTGCCTGTTGGATCGTCGTCGGTGTGGCGGACAAATACGCGGCAATCTCCTGCCGCTGCATCTGTGCCGTCGAAATCGGCCCATGAGTCGATGTTGGCCGTTCTGGAGTCCACATTGTCGAGCGGCTGGGCCAGTTGCGAAGTGACCTTTCGGGTCAGGCGGATTCGGCTCACAGAGCCATAGTCATACCCGGTGTCGAATGTATAAGTTCCGCCTGTATCGATCCCGCCCGGCCCAATGTCGAAATTTGTGACAGCATCCAGATCAGGCCACGAATCAAACTCGCTTTGACCAATCAATCGCAGGGTTGAATCGATTACGGTCACATCGTCTTTCACGCCGGGGAAGGTCGGGGATTCGGTGATCGTGCTGAGTGTCGTGTAGGCCAGAGCCGTCGCTGCGTCAGTCGTGACCGATACCGTGTCCGACTTGATGTCAGAGGAATCGACTGCGCGCACAAGGTAAGTGCCTTCCACAAGCGGCAGAACCGCGAAGGTGGCCGTACCGTTGAGCGAGGAACCTGAGCCGAGAGAAACTGAGTTTGCCCAAGTCGCGCCGCTGGTGAGGCTGGAATGACGCACCTCGATCTTGCCGCCCAAGCGCACATCAAGATCGGTTGATTGATCCCAAGTCAGCACCGCCATCGATGAAACAGCGGAGAGCGTCAGATTGGTCAGCGCGGAGGGCTTGGCTGCTAGGCCGAAAATTTCATGCGTTGAGGTTTTCCATTCGGATGAAACCCCGATGGAATTGATCGCCTTGACCCGGAAGTTGTAAGTCCCCGGCGCAATGTCGAGGATGTCGAACTGCGTTCCAGAGGTCAGACCGCCGACGGTATAGAGCGACTCAGAGGTCAGCTTGTATTGCACCTCGTACTGGCGCACAAAAATATCTGCGGCTGCCGTCCAAGTCAGCGTCGCTTTTGCCTTCACGCCTGCGCCATTCTTCGTGATATAGAGCGATTCGGAAATGGCTGGAAGACCGGGATTTCCAACGCTTAAAGGATTCGGCAGATTGGTATTCGGGGTCGGATCACTCGCCGGAATCGTGCCGAAGTCGTACACGGTTTCGTCGTATTCCAGAGCCTTAACGCGCACTTCATCGGTCGATTGCATGGCAATCTCGATCACGCGGAACTTCTTGCCTGCACCTGCGTTCAGCGTGTCCCAGCCCGGAGTCTTGTGCGAGATATAGACCACATCGCCAACCTCGCAGCGCATCCCCTCGATGGTGGCCGTGAATTCGCACGACACCTGCTGGCGGGATTGGTTCAGGTTCATCGTGGCAATGGCCTTCGCACGCGGTTCGCTGGCCGTGAACGGCAACTCGATCTCGCGCTCTAGCAGGAGGCCGTTGTCGATGGTGCGCAACGCAGTCGATTCAACCGCAGTCACATCCGGCTGCCATGAGCGATCTGGGTTGTAGAAATTCACCCGGACGCGGTTGTAGGTGTTCTGCTTATTGCCGAGACCAATCGACCATGCGCCGATGATGTTGTCCTCATTGAAGGTGAAGGTGGCCGTTTCCGGCTTGTCGATCACAATCTTGTACTTGCCGCCGCTGAATACGAGGAACCCTCGGCAAGCGGTCAGCAATTCTTTGATGTTTTCAAGGCTGGTTCGGGAGGTATCCACGACACCGTTTGTCGTGTACCGCTTGATCGATTCACCGCCAATCGTGACCAATTCATCGCAGTAATTTGCGGCTGCGCTGAATGAGGTGTCATCGATCAGGGCCGAGTCAATGCCGCGCCCATAGCGCGTGTTGGTCAGGTAATCGCGGATGCACAGGGCCGGATTTTCCGACCATGCCGTTGTGCTGGTGCGCGGGTCAAATACCTTGATGCCCTTCACATCTGCGGTGATGGTCGGTACGCCGCCCGGAAAGACATCCTGATCGTATTTGAGGCGGGTGTAGATGTAGGCTGTGCCTTGCAAGCGATGTGCTGAAGTCCAGCCTGAAACTCTGCTCACAAGCGAGCCAATGGCGGTCTGGGTGTCGCTCCCGGTCTTGGCTGTGGTCTCGACCAATCCGCTGAATTTGGAATCGGTTGATAGCACATCATTCAGGTAGATGTTTTCGACCGAGTTGATCTCGCCTTCGCCTAGTACGGTGACGATGTGCAAGTATTCGTTGTCATCCCCGCTGGCCTCGATGAATACATGATTGCCGCCGACCTGCCGCTCGCCATAGATCACATTGATGTTGGCGACCGAATTGCGTGAATTGATGAGGAATCCACGATCAGAAAGCGGCGTGGAGAAATCGGGGAGTTCGGGTTCTTTACCGAATGCAGCCTGACCGAGACTGGAGCCGACCATCGAGCCGACAATTCCGCCGGCCATGACAAATGCGGTGGTTGCATAGTAGGAAGTCGCAGTGACAAATCCCGCACCGATGGCATAACCAGCGGCCATCTGCCCCAGATATTGACCAGCGAGTGCGCCTAGAACTGGTGCTGCTGCGGGCATTTGAAAAACCTCATCGGAATCGAGCCAAGCGGTATTTTTACCATCCCAAGGCTTTCATGAACAGAGACGACATGAGGGCCAAGAACAATGTGAACCCGGTCAAAATGTTTGTCCTCCATGACCGCAAGATCGCCCACGCTCGCTTGCGTATGCGGGATCTCAACCCAGCCTTCCTCAACCAATCCATCGCACCAGCGTGGGAGGCTTCTGGCGACTTTGATCGCGCCTTTTGCATCGTCATATTTGCCCCAGACTCGCTTGAGCCATCCCTTGTTTTGAACCTTGTCCAGCCATTCCAATGCGAGCGTGTTGCAATCATTGATGCCCCACTGGAATCGCCTGCGCCCAGCCATGTCCAACAGCTTGATGAGTTGTGCTTCCTGTGCCGGACTCATACGCGACCCCACAAAATCTCTTTTGTGATCTCAGACGAAAACTCAAATCCTTTATCGCCGGGGAAATAGATTTGCTGCTCGGAGTCAGTCGTATGCCGGCCCGGTCTGCGCTCGAAGTCCACCCACTGCGAAGCGGCTTCGACTGCGATTGCGCAGGTTCCATCATCAGGATTTTCTGTTATTCCAACGCCGGAGATTCGGCCAGAAAAGATCAGCACCGGATCAGAGATCACAGCTTCGGAATTATTCAGGAA